CCGGCCCCGGTGCAGCGGCAGCAGGCTCGGGTGGTAGCCGATGCCGCCCCACTTGGCGCGCAGCCGCGTTGCCTGCCCGATAAAGTCGTGCGAGTGCGCGGCCACGATCAAATCAATACCGTCCGGCATAGACGCGGCGTTTAGCGTGCCTGACGCGATAACAGGCACGCCGTAGAGGTTAGCCTGCCCGGCCAGCTTGTCGCCGCCCGTAGGGGCACACACGGCCTTGATTGACACGCCCGGCAAGGCGCGCAAGGCGCGGAACACTTCGGCCCCGAACCATTTTTGCCCGGCGATCAGGATGTTCATACGGCGAGTGCCCTTTGCATTTTAAACCCCTGAACGGCCCGGTGGTGGCCGCCGTAGCCGATACCCACGCTTGCGCCGCGCCGCTCCGACGCTGCCTTAATGGAGGCCGCCGACTTACCCTTATGTGCCCCGCCCATCATCTGGCTGACCTGCACCCACAGCTTGTCCCGGCGCAGCGCGGCGCACAGGCCGGGGTGGCTGGTGTGGAAATAAACGGCCTTCGTGCGGTCGTTCCATTGATTCGCGTCCGTGAATTGCAAGCGGCACACCCCGTTCAAAAACTTCATGCCCACGCCCGCCCCTTGCCACTCAGGCATAACGACCATGCGGCAGGCGCGCATACCGCCGACTTCGAGTTTTGGCGCGGTAGCAATGTGACACACGGCCTCGCCGTCAACAAAGCCGACATAGTACCTCGCGGCGACCATGCGCGGCAGCTTCAGATAGTGATGCGGCTCAAACATAGGCCAGTACGAGCCGTTTGTCTGGAAAATCTCAAGCTCAAACTTTGGTCGCCGCCAAAGTGACCCCCGTTGTAATTCGCCGGTACGGGTGTCGAACACCCAGTCCGGCTCGACCCAGTCGAGGATGTCGTAATGGCAGGACAGCAGCACCGCCTGGCCGCCGCTGCGCTTCCATGACTTGCTGAAAGCGCCAGCGCCGACCCTTGCGATTTGCCGGTCTACGACGGAGGTGAACTCGTCTATGATGACACGCTGCCGGCCCTCCGCGATTATGCGCGCGAGCCCGGCCCGGAATTTTTCGCCGTTGCTCAGCGCCCCATACGGCCTAAGCCACGCTGGTACCGAGCCTAGCCCGACGGCGGAGAGCGCCCCGGTAACATCATCGAATGAGCCGCCGGGGGCAATCGCGTCCACTATCGGCTTGTCCGCTGGCCACCCTATGTCGCCGTCGTAAATCCCGACATCCGGCCAGATACTGCGGCCGATACTCGTCTTACCCGACCCGCTCGGGCCGACAACAACTCCTATCTTCCAATCATCGCCCTCTAGCGGGAGGTCCGCGTCTAGGGAGAAATTGGCCCCGCTTTCGCAATTGAATAGGCTTTTAACCCGGGCCGCCCGGTAGCTATTGAACTCGTCGCAGCTATTACGCACCTGAATTTTCATATTAGTTCACCAGTACCTTGCAAGAAAACCCCATAGAATCCAGCCGCTCGAATGAGGCCTGCTGGTCCGCTTCGTCCGCGCAATCGACGATTATCGCGAATTTTTCTTTGTACTCTATCCCGGCGTCTATAGCCGGCGCCTCCCCGTCGAGCGAGCTATCTAGCCCCATAGCCGCCGATAACTCCGCCGCATCAAACCCTAGCAAATCCATTTTGAATCCGCCCGTGTGAAGCTCGTCCAGCTCCAGCTCCAGCAGCTCCTTATCCCAGCCCGCATTTAGCGCTAGCTGGTTATCAGCTATTACATAGGCTTTTTTCTGAGCGTCCGTCCAGCCCCTTGCAATCATAACGGCCATCTCGGTCTTGCCGAGCTTACGCGCAGCTAGCACCCGTCCGTGCCCCGCTATGATGCCGCCGTCCTCATCTACCAGCACGGCGCTAGTAACACCCCATTCCTTCATGGATGCGGCTATCTGCGCGATTTGCGCCTCTGAGTGCGTGCGGCTGTTGCGCGCGTAGGGTATCAGGCGCTCTATGTCCCAATGCTCTACCGTGTCCGCCGGGTTAGCGCTTTTCTTCATATCTTGCCCTCGTTGCTATTTTGCTACATCTTATCATTGCGCACCATTCGGTACACAATCACCCGCTTCGCCTGTGCTGGCTTGCAACGACCATCTGCCTTCATGCGTGTCTCGTATTCTTTCGTGCAGTCATCGCAAATGGTCACGCCCTTTTCCATCGAGCGCCTTAGTAGGGTTTGCCACTCCTCATACTCGCGCTCGCTGTTAAAGCAAGGCGGCTTTTCAGCGCTCTCTTGATTCATTTCGCGACCTTTTTCTTACCCCCTTGGATAGTAGCCATTGGCGGCCTGTATGGGCGCAGGTCTTGCCCATGCCTGCTTTTGAGCTTTAGGAAGTCCTCCGCCCCTGGGCGCAGGGTTGGCCTTGGTAGCTCCCACGGCTCGCGTGGGTCAGTTGTGGCGTTATTGATGGGGTTATCTTTCTGTTGCTTCATTCTTTTTCCGTCAGCTTAGACGAGACCAAGTGCGAATAGCCCTCGATGTCGTGCCAATGGTCGTGTGTATCTGGGTCGCCATTTAAAATGCGGGCGATTTTATGAGCCAGCATCTCTAGTGCCTCTTTCTTATCATCAGATAGGCCGCCCCATCCAGACGATCTGCGCATGGCGTTCTTCATCGCCTGGCTCACTGCTGCGTGGCTGCTGAAGTCGCCATGTGTCTGCTGGCGCTGCGCCAGTGTCTCTTCGATGCTCATTGCCATGCCATGCCCTTCTTGTTATCTTGATGATTTCCAACGCGCGCTCCATCATCATCTCGGTGCCACCCATTCTGCCTCGTGGCGGCTTGGCAGCTTATCGCAGCTTCCTGCGCTCGCAGGGATGACGGCTACACATTCGCCAGTTTGGTGGCGATATTGCACCACTGGCAAGCTTAGCTGCCAATACACAAAGGCCATGAGGCCAATGGCTACGGCAAAAGCCGCGAATAGGTCTTTAATCACGCTTAATCTCCTTCATCATTTTGCTGGCCTTTTCCTCAGCCAGCGCATCATCTGCTGCATGGTCTAGGTGCTCCAGCACCCAAACCGCCAGTTTCTTGCCCTCCCACCGTGCAGCCTGTGCGTAGGCTGCCTTTTGTGGCTTTGGCAAGTCCACCACGAGGGTGGTGGTATTCATGCCCATGCAGGGACCCCAAAATCGGCTCTTGCGGACTGGACGATTTCTTCCAATCGGCTCTTTGGAACGCCAAGCTGGATCAACTGGTGCCCCATTTTTACGCCGCACCAGCCCAGTTCATAGCAAAGCTCAAAAGACCTGTTTTCGACTGGAATATCGCAAGAGAACAAACAATAGATAGATGCGCCATAGCACTCGTGACCGTCAATCATCACTGGGTCAATCGCGTTGGAATCTCTCAAAAATTTTGGTGCAGTCATTTCATTCTCCTTTCCAAGCTCCCCCTTGGCGGGTTGCAGCGTGTTTGCTGCGATGTGTGAACTATAGCTCAAAAAATCAGCTTTTGCCGAATTCTTGTGTAAATAAATGTAAAGCCGCTTGCCCATCTTCTAAAAGAAAAGCCTCACGGCGCGTAGCTGCTGTTCATTGCGGCCAGCTCTGGCGGCGTATAGAGAACGCCACGGTCTTTAACTCTTGTCGTATTGTTTTTAGGTTATGTGTGCTCATTCTGGTTTATCCAATATTTATTACTGTGTTAAAAGAATAAAATCGGCCTTGGCTTTAATAATCATTTACTCCAAAACATTAAACGAAACAAACGACTGCCAACGAACCCCCCTACCCGCCAGCCAATCGCCAACGCCACCCCAAAAAATCGCCATGCCCAACCATCGGTGCAATTTTCCTACCGCTGCCGATGCCAGAGCGTTACCAAAGCCCAAGCTAGCCACATGGCCAAAATTTTGCGGTGACGGGACAAGCCAACAAACAGTTGGGGACAAGGGGACACACCTAAAGGTGTGTGTCCCCGTTTGTCCCCAGATTCTGTTGTTTTTGTGCCGAATCGGGGACAAAGTGACAAAAAGTGATTGTCCCCGATTGTCCCTTTTGTCCCCAAGTGTCCCACTGTATAAATTCACAGTCATTTTGCCCCCCAAGATCAGCTCATCGCCGATAGATTCATGGCGCTGGCGTAGGTTCCATCGGTCACCGTGAAACC